GACGTACTGCAGGAACAGACGCACAAGTTACAATCGTAGCGGGGAATGCAGGAAGTGCCAAGCCAGTAGTTACAACGCACACAATTACAAGAACAACGAGTCAAGGTATTTCACTTGTAGCGGAAAACGATAGAGCTTACGTATCATAAATTATGGGGTATAGTATAAACGGAGAAACAAAAACAATAACACTCACTACTGGCACAATAAGTGTGTCAGTACGTGATATGTGGAGTAGATGGGTCGATTGGTTTTTAACCGACGACAACAGTAAGTTTTTGCCTGCGTTTAAGTCAGTAGGTGGCGATGATATTGATGCAACAGAGGGGACTAAAATACCGATATATTCCTTTCTTGAAAATGGTTGGAAAATAAGACCGCAAGAATCTAATCATACACTATCAATTAAAGATGGTATATTATTGGTTAATGGTGGAGGTGACCCTTTTATCAACACATTAGGCGCTTATACCGTTCGTATTAATTACCAACAACCTGTACAGGCAATTTCATTTACAACTGGTGGTGGTAGCTCGATAACAAAAGAGGAAATTAGAATCGAAATGGATACTAATAGTCAAATAGCCTTGAAAGTTGGTGAAATGCACAAGATAGGAGGATTAGACGCAAGTAATCCTGCAACAACTACACAAACAGGAATAAATGCAGGAACAATAGACATCAATATTACAGGTGATGGCGAAACCATTACAACGTTAACAAGGTTATGATAAACACATTAGCAATAGCAACCAAAGGACGCATTAGTACGAGTTTAAAACGGACTCTTACTTTTGCGACTTTAGGTTTAATCATTGCAACAGCAGTAGACTTATCAAAGAACGAGATAATCTTATTACGTTCAGTTATTACCGATAGATTAGAGTTCGCTTCTAAGATTACAGATAGCATACAATTGAAATCGGAGTTTTTAACGTACTTGGAATACCTGTCAAATGTTACAAATGAACTGAATTTTGATTCTGAAATGCTTAATAACTTAGAGTTCATGTCTGTTATAATGAACGACTTCAATAGAAATTCAGAGTTATCCAATAATTTAGCCATTATATCGCATTTAACAAACGATATAGGTTTAGAGTCACAAATAGATACAAATGCAGAAATAATGTCACAAATAGCTAATAATAAGAAAAATTTATCTATTTTTACAAATGAATTAAAGATAATTTCAGAATGAGTAAAATTTACGCAAATCAAACAGACTTAACTCTTAAGTTGGAAACAAAAAAAGACTTAACAAACATAACGTCTGTTAAGATAGCTTACAAGAATCCGAAGGGTGTTTTAGGTGAATGGACTGCAACAGTAGACAATGCTATTGAGGGAATTATTAAATATAGTATTGTTTCTGAATTGAAATATGCAGGGCAATGGGTTATTTGGGCAAAGACGATTGACGCACAAGGATTAATATCAATTGGTGAGTCAAGTTCGTTGCAAGTTTATGAACAAGGAAACTAATATATTATGAAAAAAGAATATACAGACGAGGAAATTCAAGCAATTAAAAAGGAACTCGATAGAATGGTTAAAGAAAAAAATAAGCAATTCGATAAAATCATTAAGAAATGACAATAGAGGAAATAATCAAAAATAAAGAGGAATTAATTGCAATTAGAAAAGCTACAATAAAACATTCAGATACTGTTTGTACTTTGCCAATTAAAGATGTTTCTGAAACTATTAAACTTGCTTTAAATGAGGAAGAAGATAATCTTAACAAAAGAGTTATAGCCAACACTTACTATTGGTTAGATTCACATGGTGACGTTCATGTAAAAGGGACATTCACAAAATCTATTAAGGAAAATACTAATAAGATATTTCATTTCGACAATCATAAGCATTCATTTTCTGCTAAAGTAGGTAATGTAAAAAGCATCAAAGAAGTTCCAATGAAATGGACTGACTTAGGTGTGAATAAAGAGGGCAAAACTATATGTGTTATTGGTGAGTCTGAACTTATTGAGGATTACAATAAACAAGTGTACCAAGCTTATAAGAATAACGAAATTAACCAACATTCCGTAGGGATGATTTACGTAAAGGTTGATTTAGCGGTTAATAACCCTGCAGATGAGGAATATTATAAAAATTGGAATGAGATATTCCCATTGTTAGGAAATCCAAACGAAGCGGAAGCTAAAGGACATTTTTGGATTGTAAGAGAAGCAAAATTAAAAGAGTATAGTTGTGTGTTATGGGATGGTTCAAATTCATTAACTCCAACACAAGATAAGACCGAGCCAACCGAAGAGGTTACTCAAGAAATAGAGCCGATTGTACAAGTCACTCACGAAGTAGAAAAACAATTATTAAAAGAACTATTAAACAAATTTTAAAACAAATGGAAGAATTAATCAAAGAAGTAGCTGGAAAAGTAGAAGCTATGAAATCGAATCAAGTTACTAAAGAAGAACTTTTACAAGTTATGGCTGATGTAACTGCATTAAAAACACAAGGTGCTGACGTAACTGCTGTTAAAGAAGCAGTAGATGAATTGGCTCTTAAACTTTTAGGACTTGAAACTAAAGGAATCAATGTTGACGAAACTGAAACATTGAAATCAGTTTTAGCTTCTAAAAAAGAAGAACTTTCAACTCTTAAAACTAACCGTTCAGGTTCAGTTCAATTCGCATTGAAAGCAGTAGGACCTATGACTTTTGCTACTAACGTAACAGGACAAGTTCCAGTTGCTGAAAGAGAAACAGGTATTACAAGAATCCAAAGACGTAGTCCTTACTTACTTCAATTAGTAAACACAGGTACTATTATGTCTAACCTATGGGAATGGGTAGAACAAAAACTGCCAGAAGGTGGTGCAGGAATGACAGGTGAGGGATTGGCTAAGTCACAAGCTGACTTCGATTTAGTACTTGCAAGTGCTACAGTTAAAAAAGTAACTGCTTATATCAAAGTAACTAAAGAGATGCTTGATGATATTGATTTATTGCGTTCAGAAATCGACCAAGAGTTAACTGAAATCATTAACCTAAAAATTGACGAGCAAATTTTATCAGGTGTTGGGACAGGCGTTAACTTAACAGGAATCCAAACTAATGCTACGGCATGGGCTGCAGGTGCATTCGCTCTTAACGTAGTAACTCCAAACAATTCAGATGTATTGCGTGTTGCAATGAATCAAATCGAGGTGAACTTATTTACTCCGAACTATATCATTATGCACCCAACAGACATTGCTAAATTGGACTTGGATAAAGGTACAGATGGACACTATGTATTCAGACCATTGACAAACTCATTTGGTTTGCAAGTATCAGGGGTTCCAGTAATATCTAATACAGGAATGGCAGTAGATAACTTCTTAGTAGGTGACTTCACTAAATCAGGTGTACGTTTCAAAGAAGCTTTGACTATTAATGTAGGTTATGAGAATGATGACTTTACTAAAAACTTCGTAACTATCTTAGCTGAAGCTCGTTTGGTACACAGAGTAAAATCTAACCATTACGGAGCATTCGTGAAAGGTGTGTTTTCAACTTCTAAAACTGCGTTAACTAAACCATAATGCAAGTAGTATTGTTAAAAGATTGGGCGGGTTATAAAAAATCCGCCTTAATTGAAATAACAGACGAAGATGTTTTAAAAGTAGGATTCGAGATAAAACTCTTTGAAAAAGTAAAAGAAAAACCAACAAAAAATGCAGATAGTAAATAAATCATTCTTTAGTAATCAGAATTATATTCATATTCCATTAGCAGTAAATGACCCGAGCAGTTCGGCCAGTAACTCTACGGAATTAGACTATTTATGTGAGAAATTAGAGCGTGAAATATTGATAAATGCGTTAGGTTTGAATCTTTACAACGAGATAAAAGCATTAACTTATGAAACTATCGAACTTGTTGAGAACCTAAAGTTTAAAAAACTAATTCAAGGTGATGAGTATGATGATAAGGTATGGAACGGTTTAGATAATGATGACTCACTTATCGCCAACTATATATATCAACAATTCATAACAGATACAGATATTAGACTATCGGCTACAGGAGCTAAGAAAGTTAATTCAGAAAATGCAACCACGCAAACTCCAAAATACTTAATAGCAGGGTCGCACCAAAACTTTATAAAGCAATATCAAGGCGAATATTTACAAAGCCCATCGATAAGCGATTATTTTATTGATTGGTACGGAAATGATATAGAAAAGAGTCTTTTTGGTTATTTGATGGATAAACAAGCCGATTTCACAAACTGGAAACCTGAATTTTTCAAAGTTTACGAAACAAAAAACAGCTTTGGTATATGATAGTTTTTGAAGAGAAATTAAGAGAATTAATTGCACTAATGCCAAGCAACATCAATGCAAATGGCGAGTTCCCTATACGTTATGACTGGGGGACAATTGATGTACTTAATAAATTCTTAATCCTTAAAGAAAACGTTTCAAAATACCCTCTTATTTGGTTGGTGACTTCAAAAGATACAGATGACCTGTTAAGAAATCGAGTTACAAGGAATGCACGTTTAGTAATTGCAACACGTTCAAACGATGTTGATGGATTCAATAAGAAGCAATACCAAACAGATTATACCAATATACTTATCCCTGTTTACAATGACTTCATAACACTACTTAATAGTAGTGGAGTGTCTAAGATTGTGAGTAGTAAGGTAGAAAAGGAACTTAAGCCGAATTATAGTATAAACGATAACGGTAAAGGATTAGTAACTATATGGAATGCGATAGTTTTGGATTTAGAAATTGAGTTAACGGATAACTGCATAAACAAAGATATAAAATGGCTGAAAAGGTAAAATCATTTATTGTAATAAAGGAAATTACAATTGATAAAAAATACAATGTAGGGGATAAAATAGAACTTACAGACAAAAAAGTAATAGAAAAATTAATCTCTAATAAAATCATAAAATAATGAGTTTAGAAACACAAATCAATACAGTTAATTGCGGTGCTAACGGAGTTCTTGGAACTGGTTTAGCAGGTTGCAGAATTGACAGAAAAAGAGTAACAGCCTTAGGACTTGTTTCAAAAGGATTTAAATTTGCACAAATAATCGATAAAGATTATATGCGTTCACTACAAAAAGATGGTACTCTTATCATGTTGCAAGGGGTTGTATCATTTGAAGATGCTACTGCAGATGATAATATCATTACACGTGCAGGTTCAGGAATTAAAGTAGTTGCAGGTAAGAATCCTTATGAGTATAACGTTACTTTTGACAATGGAATCAATTTCCACAAAGCCTTAACTTCTTTATCAGGTTACAATTCTTATGACCTTATCTTGTTTGACGTAGATAACACTATGTTTATGACAGTAAACAAAGCAAACGCACCAAAGGGTTACACTTTAGGAATGTTTGAAAACGGTAAGTATATGGGAGCTAATGGTACAGACGCTTCAAGCCAAACAGTATCTTTACAATTAATTGATAGAGCTGAAATTGACGAAAGAGCTTCTTGGATTACTTCAGACCAATTAGACTTTTCTTACGGTGAATTGGACGGAGTTAATGAGGTAATTGTATCGGTTAATCCAATAGTTACTGCATCAACAACTATCGTTGCAAGTGCATTTTTATTAGATAAAACGCATCCTGTAGAGGGGTTATTGGTAGCTGACTTTTCAGTAACTCGTAATGGTGTAGCAATTACACCAAGTTTAGTTGTTTATAATTCAACAACTAAGAAATATACGCTTACTGTAACTGCTAACACAACTGCGGATATTATGACTGTATCTATCAAAGATACTATCTTGACATTAGCAGATGTTCTTTACAAATCAAATACAGCGACTGTAGTAGTTACTGCATAATTAATTTAAAAGAAAGGAGATTGAAACCGTTACTATATGTAACGGTTTTTTTTTATATATTTGTATAATGTCAATTACTATAAACGATTATATAAAAAACTGCAAATTTGTCTTATCTAATATCTTAGACGAGCAAGAAAAAATTGTGCTTGCTAATGAAAATGAAATAGTAAGTTTGAATGTCGATGCGTTTCAAAGTGGATTAGGTAGTGATGGAAAAGTTTTAAAGAATAGCAATAATAAATTATTCAAGGGTGTTTATTCTTTATCAACACAATTATTAGACCCTAAAAAAGTAGCTGGAACGCCTTATGACTTCTTTGAAACAGGGGCATTTATATCTAATTTACAAATTGATATGCAACCAAGTTTAACAAAGTTTGACATATTCAGTACTGGCACAGGCACAGGTGATAAAAGTGTATTTTTTGCAGGATATACCAATTTATTTGGATTAGATAAAACAAATGCAGATATAGTTAACTACGAAATAATTTTGCCAGAATTAATGAAATATATAAAAAGATATTTATGAGCGATACAAAAAAGAAACCATATAGTAAAGCAAAAGCGGTATCTAAACAATGTCGTAATAATGGCAATTGTTCATGGTGTAGATGCAATAGAACTTATAAAAATATAAAAAGATATTTATGAAAATTGATTATTATGATACTATTGATACTTTGCCTTTGTATAATTTTGATAAGTACCGTACAACACGAGATTTAGATTGGTTTATTTTAGGTTATGACGGTAGGCAGAAAAAAAGTAAAAGCGATAAACTTAAAGATATTGAAGAATTAATATTAGACGAATATTTCAAGGCTATTAACGATACGAGCTTTTCAAATAGAATGAAAAAACTTGCTGAAATTCATACCTTACAATTAAAATACAATATCGTTAAATCATTAGTCAATCGTATGTGGTTAGGCTTTGCAGATAATGACATGGAAACAAGATTACTATTTGTGAAAGAACTTGCAAGGCATGGTTTTAAAATGCAAGAAATAAATACAAAGGAGGGCGATGCAGAGGAATTAATGCGTTTAAATGTAGGAGTTGAGGGAATTAAAACAAAGATTCACTTATTAGAAAAGGAACTTACAAAAGAGGACAAAATAGAAAGTTCAAGTTTAGCAAAGCAATTACAAATTGCAACGATTGGACTACAATATCCTTATAGATTAAACCCGAAAGAAATAACCGTTTCTGAATGGATAGAAATAACAAAATTATTAGAAGAGAAATCTAAACAAAATTAATATGGCAAATAGTATAGATTTAATTATCGGGCAGGAAGCAATAAAACAAGTTGAGAATCTTATATCTAAGTTAAGTTTGGCAGATGCTGAATTGATTAAAATAAGTCAATCGGCAAGTGTTGCAGGAAAAGGTATAAACGGAATATCGACTCCAAGCGGATTGGATAAGTCAATTGGAAGTACTGCATCATTAAATGCTGAACTTGAAAAGCAAAATTTAATAATAGCGGATTTAACAAAAAAAATAGATGCTTTAGCTAAAAAGCGTGAAGACGAAAACACAAGCGCTAAAAAAACATTAAAAGCATTAGAGCAGGAAACAAAAAGCAGACAATCGTTACAATCTCAAAAAGATAAAGCAATTGCACAAGCTAATAAAGAGCAGGCTATATCCGAGAAAAACGCAAACACATACAATAAAACACAAGCGCAAATAAACAGGCTTACAACTGCTTATAATGACTTATCAGTACGTAAAGCGAGATATAATAATCTAAACGAAAATGAGGAAAAACGTTTAGTTACTTTATCGGCAATTAATGAAAAATATAATGGTATATTAAAGCAAACAGACGCTACAATAGGTAAAAACCAACGTAATGTTGGTAATTATGCAAGTGGTTATAATGCTTTAGGTAATTCAATAAACCAATTAACACGAGAAGCTCCTGCGTTTGCAAATAGTGTGAATACAGGTTTTATGGCTATTTCGAACAATATTCCTGCGTTATTTGACGCAATTAAAGGGATTAGAGTTCAAAACCAAGCGTTAGCTTCAGAGGGTAAACCAACAGTTAGCGTATTAAAATCATTAGCAGGGGCATTTTTTAGTTGGGGTACTTTATTAAGTGTCGGAGTTACTTTATTGACTTTGTATGGTGGGGAGTTGATAAAATGGGCATCAAATGCAATGAAAGGGAAAGAAGCTATAAATTCAATTAAAATATCTCAAGAGGGGTTAAATAAAGCGTTTGAAGAAAGTTCAGTAAAAGACGCAGTTAAAAATGTAAACGAATTAACTACTAATATTGATTTAGCTAAAAAAGGAATTATTAGCAAAGAAAGTGTAGTTAACCAATATAACGAAACCATAGGGAAAACAACTGGATTAGTAACATCATTAGATGAGGCTGAAAAAGAACTTACAAAAAATGGCGATGCTTATGTAAAAATGACTTTATATAAAGCAGCTGCTAATTTAGCTTTAGAAGAGGCTGCAAAAGCTACTTTAAAAGCTGAACAAGATAGATTAAAAAAATCAGAGGAATTTAAGTCTACAACTGAAGATATATTTTCTGTAATTGGTAGAGGTGCTGGAGGTGGACAAGGAGTTGATATTGAAAAAGAAAATAAGGCAAGAGAAAAAAGAAATATAGCGAGGAAAAACGCTATGATTAAAGAGTCTGAAGATTTAGCAAAAACACAAGAAGATATAGCTAAAAATTTCCAACAAAAAGCAGCGAGTATATCGTCTAAAATGGGATTCAATTTATTAGGTGATAATAAAACAGATACAACAAATAAAAAAGAAGAAGTAAAAAGAGATATCGCAGAATTTCAAAATAATTTAAAATCAATTGATATTTTAGCCAATAACATAAGTTCAGAGATTGAAAGATTAAAAGTAGAAAAAGTTGTAGCTAATGCGGAAGAGTTACCCTCTATTAATTTTCAATTAGAACAATTATTAACTCTTAAAAAGCAATTAAACGAAATTCCTACTGCTGAATTTAAAATAAATACTCCAATAGAACCACAAGACATTGAGAAAGTTAAAGAAATGACCGAAGCAATGAAAGGCTATCTAAGTTCATTTTCTGCAGAGTTCATGGCTAATAGTGGATTTAGTGAAACGTTTAGAATGCTTAATAAAGATATTGAGGGGTTTGGTGAGAATTTCGCAGTTACATTTAACGCAATTGCGGAATCGGCACAAGAAGCATTTAACTTTATATCAAATGCAAGTCAACAAAACTTTGATGCTGAATATTCAAGACTTGAAAGCCAAAAAGAAATATCTTTAAAGTTTGCAGGTGATAGTACAACTGCAAAGGCTAAAATAGAAGCTGATTACGAGAAAAAACGTAAAGAGATAGCAAACAGAGAAAATAAAGCAAAGCAGAAACAAGCTATTTTTAACATCGCAATAGATACAGCACAGGCTATTATGTCGGCAGTTGCTCAAAGTCCGTTAACAGGCGGTTTGCCTTTTTCTGCTATAGCTGCTGCAATAGGAGCTGTTCAAATTGGAATGGTAGCATCGCAAAAAATACCGCAGTATTTCGATGGTGGTACACATGGCGGAGGACTTGCAATGATTAACGATGCAGGTGGTTCTAATTATGTTGAAACAGTTGTAACTCCAGATGGTAAGGTTTCACAATATAGTGGGCGTGATGTAGTTACCAATTTACCTGCAGGAACTGAAATATTTACTCCCGAGCAATGGAGAGATAAAGAGCTTCAATATATGCTAAATAGCAAAGGTATATCGATGCAAAGGAATGCAACTAATAACGGTATGACAGCGCAGGAAATGGATATTGTTTTAAGCAAACATTTTGGCAAAATACAAACAAATACAACTATCTTTGATAAAAATGGAATTAGAACTTGGAGCGAGTCAAACGGAAATAAGACAATCCAAAACGCTAATAGAGTTTCAAGAACTGGTTTAAAAGTATAAATTATGAGGTTTTATTTATCATTTAATAGTGACAATTACGGTAAGAAAGAAATAGACGAGCCTTTCGGAAGTGATGAAATTAAGTTTTCATTAAAGCAAAAGACCGATGGTGGTATGATGGCACGTGATATTTCGTTTAGCGGTGGTGAGATTCAATTCGAGTTTACACACACACGAAACCATGAATTAAAACATTTGCTCTATTATCATAAAAAGTACGGTTATGAATCAAACGTAGTATTGACTATTGAAATAGACCCGTTAAACAAATATACTTGTGATTTAGACTTTGCGACAGCTGAAACAGACGATTTGGAATATTTTAGATGCAAAGGCATTGAGGATAGTAAACTTCAAATCATAAAAAGCCGAAAATCAGTTAAGGTAGATTTATTAAGTAGTACGTCTATTGATGGTGATTATATTGAACCGTTAGTGCCACAAAATATTTTGTTATTAGCTAAGCCTGTTATTCAGACAAGTAAGTGGGAAGAGTCAGAACCCGAAACTGGAAGGTTAAAAAATGTAGTTGAGTATTTTAATCCATGCTTACAGATATTGAAATATGATATTGAAGGCACGGTAAATCCTTTTTCTTCAGAGTCTTTCAATAGTGAACATTTTGAATATCTAATAGCAGAAAATACTTTAACGAAAATAAATGTATTGTTAAAAGATATTGATGTTTTAATTCCTGCGTTTACAGGTGGTGGTGCAGGTGGTGATTTTAATATAAAAATATTAGTAGTAGCAGGTAATTTAGAAACAAATACAACTACATTCTCAAAAACATTATTAGACCATACACAATCAAGTACTATTGAATATCATTTAGTACAAGATTTATACGAAGTTGAAGTACCTATATTACAACGTGGTGAAAGACTATATATTTATTTTAGATTACAATATAATTCAAATTCTTTTAATCCTTTTTATCATACCATTTCACTTAAGAATATTGATATTAACGTACAAAGCACCGCTTATAATTCAATATCTAAATCCTTGCGTCTAATCGATGTAATGGCACAAGTTATAAAGTCAATATCGGGGTTAAGTATAAATGCACCTCGCTTCGCATCATTAGGGCAATTCTACAATAATAGATTATTAGATGGTAACTTCTTACGAGGGATTACGGATAAAGGTTTCAAAGTTAGTCTTGAAGATATTGAAAAATCATTACCCGAAATGAAAGGTGATTACGAGATAGGGAGTGATGGTAAGATATTCTTTGGTATCGAGCAAGACTTTTATACTCAAACAGAAAGTGGGTTCTTTGATGATACCCAATTCTCTGAAATGAAAAAGACTTTTAATCCAAAATATAGCGTAAACGAGTTTAACTATCTTTATGCTAATTATCAATCATTAAAGGAAAACGAAGAGCCTAATAGTGCCGATACTATACACGGAGAAAGCCGTTTTGTATTCTTTAATAAAAACGTAGAGAATAAAAAAGAAGCGAAAGTACAATGGACACGTGATGCTTTTTTAATAGAAGCAACACGTAGAAAAGCATTAGAGATTACAGAAAATACAGCATCACAAGATGATGACACGCTATTTATAATTGATTCTATAAATACAACATACGATACCACATTTACCGAAGTTACTAACTTACAACATACATTTGACGTTGCTAATAGCAGATTATCATTACGCAACGATGGTAGCGTGAACTTTTTTTCATTGGGTATTATTGCAGGAAGCATATTCACGATACAACCAGTTGACTTGAATGCCGGTACTTATAGTGTGTTTTCAGTTACCAATAATTCACTTGAATTGACACGATTATTAGGAATAAACACAAGCGCAGGAAATGGTGAACGCTCTACAAAATATACCTATACATTAGAGCAAGAAACAGTACCGTTTACAAACTACACAAATCAAGGGTTCACGGAAACGGAAAACCTAAATGCACCCGATAGTTACAGTAACAGACGTTATTCTATTGCAAGAAACATAAATAACTATTGGAATAGCTATTTAGCAACGTGCAACCTATACTGGAAAGAGCAACCTATAAAAAACACATGGTATAAGAATAACGGCAACTATACTTCAAATTACAATAATATTAAGTTAACCGAAAAGGAAAATATAATACCTACTAATCCAATATTAACACCTATTTTGTATAATAATATTGTTTTTGCAAATGTAGATTTTTCAGATTTTATAATATTGCAAAACAATATTCGTTCCCAAAGGGGTTATATTCGTTCAATTGATAATAACCAACACGTTATAAAGATATATCCTATTGACATGGAGTATTCATTACTTGAAAAGGAATTGATTATTAAAGGAGAGGAAAAATACGAGCCTGTAACCATGAGTATATCGACGGAATTTAGTTATATATTGATAAATAACGAAACACGTGTTAACTCTTTAAAATGGGATATTATAAGCGAGAAATTGTATATTTATGATGAGAATAATTATAGATTATATAATGGTGTCTATTGGTTTGAAGTGTCAATAAACGGAGCAATTCCAGATAGTATCGAACAATTAGAAAATTGGTTAAGTTTAGTAAATTAATTTTCATTATATTTGCTAAAATAATGTTGTGAAACATAGTTAAGTTATGGCAGTTACCCCTTTTATAAACATATTTCGTACAAAAGAAGAAGCTTTCTATTTTAAGAATAGCCAAATAAACACGCAATTTATATTTAAAGGGGTTCAATTGCTACCTAACAACTCTGCTAAATACATACAAGTTACAGCTACACCCGATGGTATAGACTTAGAAGATTGGACTGTTAAAGCAGTTGACTTATGCAAAGGAACTTCAACAGATATTACTCAATACTTCTTTGTAGACTCTATTACAAACGACTTAGATGGAGCGCCACAATTATATTGGTCGCTTACAAACGTACCGATTGACTTTGGATACCGATTAATATACTTAGAAATTACACAAGCGATAGGAGAAACATTTTATTCTAATCCGTTTCTATTAACAGATATTGAAAGCGAGAAAACTACGCAATTTCACTACAAAGAGTCAAAAGATTCTGTTTATCAGTCAATTAGCTTACAGACATGGTTTTTAGACGAAGATAAAAAAACAGAACTTACTACATATTACGAGGTTTCTACAAAAAACACAGTCACACAAGCGATTAAAACAAGCTACTTGCATAAGTTTAGAACTGAATTAATGCCTAAAACGGTATTGGTAGGACTTACTTATTTACTTGAAAGCCCTGTTTTATATGTGAATTACATACGTTGCAGTTTATTTTCAGCTATTGATTTACCCGAAAAGGTGGCTCAAGAGAATTTTGCTACGTTTGACTATAACCTTTCACCAAACTTTAAAGATAACTTCTTCGGACTACCTGACTATAACGGAATAGACTACGGTAGTGCGGATTACAACACAGGACAAAATCAAACAGTAAGGATTCACAGTGCTGTTTATAGTAGCGTTTATAATTAAAAAATAAAGATATGACAAGAGCAGACGTAAATAACGATATTAATTCAAAGATAACCAGCAAAACAACAAGCGGAAGTCTAACTAATACAGACGATGGGGCGAATAGAGTTCTAATGATGGATTACGTAGACCAACAAGCACCTGTATTAACTTCGGGGAATATTGATTTAACTGCAACACCACAAGTTTTACCTTATAGTATAAATTCATGCACGTTCACGGGTGGCAAGGCTTATTTGCCTACAACTACTGTAATCGGTAAAGAAGTATTTGTGATTGCGGTTTCAAACAATATTGAGATTAGAGCAAACGTAGCCAATACTGCAAAATTATTTTCTGTATTTAACACGTTTGTTTCAAGCATTACGCTAACAACTAATCAAATGTACCGTTTTACTTATATTGGATTCGATACGGAAGGATACTGGAAAGCTGAATTAATCTAATAATTATGACATACTCACAAATACAAGATTTAATAAACTTAAACTTAGCTTCGGGTACTAAAATTCCTGCGGTGAAACATCGTGAAGTAGAATTGGCTTTGTTAGATTATATACAAGCTAACCTTTCACAAAGTGGGGATATTAAGACTATTAAAGCAGATAACACCTACTTAAATGATAATTTTGATATAAATGGATTAGGTAAAAATCTTAGATTAGGTTGGGCATTATGCAACGGAAACAACGGCACACCTAATATTACAGGACGCACGATTATAGGACATGGTTTAGGATATTCAACTTTGGGAGCGTTGGGAGGTTCAAAAGATGCAGTCGTAGTGTCACACACACACACGTTTACAGGTTCAGAGGATGACATAGGAGATAATGGACCATATATAATAGTGAGTAACTCACACTCAATCGGTACAAAATCAATACTATCAAATACGGGAGAAGTGGGAACAGATAAAAATATGCAACCGTACATCGTGCAATTATACATAATGAAATTATGAGTAGTCTAATAATAACAAAACAAACAGGTAATTTCTTCAGTCTTGTATTAGACGGGGGTACACCTATTATTTCTGAACAAAATAGACTTACTACTATCGGTAACTTTTGTAATTTCAAAACTGCAAATGGCGCAAATTTAATATTAAAACAAAACATACTATATTCAGAAATAACTATCGTAACAGGGGTTTCATACGTACCAACGTCTATCAACAATCTTTGGACTTCGTTAATTAGTGCAGGTTTCTTTGATGGTATAGCCCTAACAGGTGGTGGTGCAACAATTGATAGGTTTGACGAGTTATTAGACACGTTTAGCTATTTCGGTAGAGATGGGCAATTGCTTATTGTAAATGAAAGCGAGTTGAAACTCGATACTATTGCGTATCAAATATTTACCGAAGCCGATAAGCTTAAGTTACAAGGGATTGAAGCAGGTGCGCAAGTTAATGTTAATCCAAATTGGTTAGAGTCTAATCCTGCATCAAAAAGCTATATACAAAATAAACCTGTAATATCTTCAAATTTTACTGCAGTTTATGAGGAGATATTTTTAGCTTCAAATACAAATACATTTACACTACCTATTGGAGTTATACCGCAGTTCATAACGATAGATAGAGGAGTGAAATATAAAACAACAGATTGGACTGTAGCGGATAATATTGTTACCATTTTAGGTGATGCTTTATTAGATGCGGATGTGTATATCGTAGGTTTACAATCATAAAAAAATAATCATGGGAAAAGCAATATTTGACAAAGGGATTAAAATAACTAACGGACAGGACGTTACAACAACACCTACATTTTTAACTTCAACGAGCACCAACGGCACTATTGAAAAAACAGAACCTTTGCAATTTGCAGGTAATTCAGCAGGGGCAATATCAGGTTTTGAAATTACGAATAATGGTAACGGTACAGTTAATATTGCGACAGGAATAGCGATATTAAGAAGTGCAAACAACGCTACTTCACCATTGGTGAAATATACTATTCCTGCGCAAACAAATATTAGTTTAACTGACAATGCTAACAACTTCTTATTAGTAAATTATAACGCTGGTACGCCAAATATATTGGTTACTAATAACCCTACCGATATAAATACTACTACAAATTCAATTATATATGTTGTTTCAAGGGTAGGTAATACTTTAGATTATATTGCTTTAATAGGGCAAAATATTGATGCAAATGCTAAATTAAGACGTAGGTTTTTAAATAGTGAGGGACTTACAAGGTCGCAAGGAGCAGTTTTAACTTCTTCAAACCGTAATTTATTAGTAACAGCAGGATTGTTTTATTCTGGACTTATTGAAGTTACAACACCCGCTTTTGACACATCAGGTGCAGATACGTTCACACAAGCTTACATAAACGGTTCATGGGTACGTACTACAGGATTATCTCAAATAAACAATACCCAATATAATTTAACAGGAACATTAACAACGTTGCCAAACAATAGCTATAGAGTTGATTATGTATATTTATTAGCAGATAATCCAAGCAAACTATACGTTCTTTTAGGTGATGCGCATTATAATAACTTAGCAGACGCAAGATTAGCACCTATACCTGCAAGTTTACCAACAGAATTGCAATATTTAGGTGCAAGAATAGGGCGTGTTATAATTCAGAAAAATGCTTCTACAATGGAAGTGTCGAGTGAATTTGCAACGATATACGCTTCGGGTTCAGCAACACTACACAATGATTTGGGAGGGTTAAACGTAGGTGACTACCAACATTTAACCGTTGCAGAAAAAGCTTCAATAGTTACTTCTTCGGGAACAACTAATAGAATACCGAAATTCAATAGTTCAAACACGTTAGGTGATAGTGTGTTGATTCAAGTTGGTGGTAATCTTGGAATGGGTTCAGCGGTTGTTCCGGGTGAATTGTTCCATATTGGTGACGGAAATATATTACTTGAGGGTGGTGGTGAGGTTGCTCAAAAGTTCAAACGTGACTTTAGTACTACAGGTGAAAACTTAGGAGTTCCGACAGGTTCAGGAGTTTCAGTAAACCCTATTTTCCAAATAGGTCGTATTATACAGGCTGGAGATGGTGACCCAGAAATACGTATCATGTATAGTGATGATAATACAGTAGAAAGAACAGTTTTTGAAGTTGATAGAAAAGGAATTGCAGCATCGGTAAAAACATCAATAGGTTCACATTTTGAGGGATTCGCTTCTTTGACTGATGTAAACCCAAAATTTAGGCTTAATTCATACCCACGAATGCGCCTTGAAATGGGTGCAGGTGGTAATGGGATTACAGATGTAGCAGTAGAGCGTGGTGCAGGCGGAGAATTAGTATTCTTTACAGATAGTACTAAAAGAGGAGAATTTACATTTATAGGTAATTTTACAACTATATTAGATGCGATTATAAATGGTATTAAGATAGGTAAAGGAAATAATAACTTATCTAACAATACTGTTTTAGGATTAGCAACAGGCTCGGCAATTTCTACAGGGAATAAAAATACTTTTTTAGGATACGCTGCAGGATTAGTTAATACAACAGGTGAGGTAAATACATTTATAGGCAATGAATCGGGAGTTAAAAATATCGGTGGTTTTAACAATACGTTTATTGGTAATATGTCAGGTTTTGAAAACATATCAGGTTCAAGCAATACGTTTATAGGTGGCTCGGCAGGATTCGCAAATACTACAGGAGCAAGTAATACGTTTATTGGTATTCTTGCAGGACAATATTTAGCCGATGGGACAACTGCTAATATGGATTCCAATTCAAGTGTTTTCATTGGTAATGGCACAAAAGCATTAAACGCAAGTGACACAAACGAAATTATTATCGGTCAAGGGACTACAGGGTTAGGTTCAAATACAACGATTATAGGGAATAACAGTACTGTATTTTCAGCTATAAAAGGACGTAATTTAGTAGGTACAACAACCGACAACGGAGTCGACGCTTTACAAGTTACGGGAAGCGTAGGATTAAACACCGCCCCAAACACAAGCGTAGGTGGATATGATATTCTCACAAGAAACACGAGTACAGGTAAGGTTGAGAAAGTAAGTAGCGGAGTTACACCATGGACTACAACAGGAAATGATATAGCCAATAGTAATAGTGGAAATGTAGGGATTGGAACTGTAACACCACCAACTGGTAATGCAAGATTAGTAATAAAAGGAACTGGAACTTCAAATAGTACATTTTCAATAAGTGCATTGAATAGTTCTGGCTCAGGTGTTTTTTCAGTAGACGACCAAGGAAATATAGCTAATATAAACTCAGAAACAAAGTCAAGAGAATTTTCAGCAACCAGAGGTTATAAAGTAGTTGATGGAATGGGATTATACAATACTATATTTCCATACGCAGGATATTTACTTTATAAAACTACTTTTTGGGAATCAGATATTAAATTAAAATATGCTACCGATTTATCAGGTTCATACGATGCACGTACATTAGTTGACAAAGGATATGTAGATTCTAAAAGAGTTCAAAGACTAGCACAATACACCGTATCAACACTTCCAACGGGCGCACAAGGTGATACCGCATACGTTACAGACGCTTTAGCACCTACTTATATGGCTACCGTAGTGGGTGGTGGAGCAGTTGTAACGCCAGTCTTTCATAACGGTACGAATTGGGTTGCTCATTAATAAATTTAAAAATAATATATATGTTTGAAATCAATGAAATCAGTTTAGGATTACCTCAAAAATTAGGCACAAAGTTATTAGTAAGACCTATTATGGAACACACAAGGGTAAACACGTGTTCGGTATATTACGAGGTGCAAACAGCATTAAACGAAGTTGTTGCAAGTGGTAATCTACAACTCACAGAAGCTCAATACGACGCTTGGAGCGATGATAATAGCTTCGTAGAAAATATAGTATTAAGTACATTAGGATTAACTTTAAAATCAATATAACATG